CCACGTATCGCCCCACCACCCCATGGGGTCAGAGCCAGACATCGGGTCATCAGCAGCAGCTCGACGCCAGGTGAATAATGAAATAATCACCGCTCGCGACAACCGATCAGTTGTTGCAAGCAAAGAGGTCTCCACACCGTCGATCACAATCACGGCGTCTTGATTTATTAAGCTCATGAATTACATGCCGACAGGTGGAGGACTGGTGGACGGGCCATCATGTTCGGCATGAGGATGACTATTGAAAACCTCGCGCATGCCCGCAACGGTTCGACTATTGCTGCCAACGTTATCGACCACATCGCCAGTGAACTCAGCAACGGGCGTTTCAAAGCGAACTTTTGTCGAGGCTTTAACTAAAAATGTTTCGGTCGTTAACTCAGCGATGCGACCGCGCTTAAGCACCAATGAGTCGCCCTCATCGGTATAGATCGCCACTTCACCCTCAGCCAGTCCCCGCAAGCGATAACGACGATCCCCCACCATGATGACCAAGCCATGCGAGCGATCACCATCCATAAACACAGCCAACGCTTCAGCCCCCGCTTTAGGGTGCGATGTATAGCCATAGGGCTCTAAGTGCTCGATGCCGTCTTTATCGTCACTGGCACCCAGCTTGACCTGTAACAGCTGCATTTTGCCGGCCGACTCAATACCAGTAACAACCGCTCGCGCTAACAGATTTTTCAGCCCTCGGGTCAATGCCCCCAGTGCGCCATTCATCGAATATGGCTCATGCTGAAAACTCCGTACCGTCATCAATCGATTTGCGTTTTTTCTTTTTAGGATCTGCAGGCTCAGGCAAATACGCCCCCGCTGGACCTACTCTCAGCACAGCAACTGTGCCTTGCTCATCAAATGAATATTCAACTTCCGCAATGACCATCTCAGCCCCTGAAAAGCCAAGATACTCATCCCAGACAAGCACCCGAATGTTCGGGCGCCATAGACTGCCATCACCTTGACGCCATCCGGTAACGGCATAGGTGACCTCAAACGGCCTTGCTGCGCGGCGATTACGCTCGAACACAGCGCGATCACGACAAGACGCCAGTGTTGACTGGCCAGACTGCTTAATCAGCAGCACCCGCTTGCGTGATACTCGCGCATCGAGAGAGACCGCTTGCTGCACATTAGTGCTATCTGCGAAATCATCATCATTGCCCGAGCGCTGCCCCTCAACACGGTACTCACTAAAGCAATCTTTAAAGTCTCGACTCGTGTCGGCTGATTTAATGTTTTCACCCAGCACCAAGGCCGTATGAGCACGCTCACGCCCAACCCTATCCAGCACTAGCCGTCCCTGCTCATCATCGAAGGCGAGCACTTGGCGCAGCTGTAACGCCCGACCAATAGACTCAAGCGCCGTTTCACCTGGATCAATTTGATGCTCAGGAATAGGCGCACCCGAGACACCCCGATCAATGACTTTTATTCCATATTTACTGGCGAGATCTGAGGCGATTTGCCCGAGCGTGCGCCCGCGCCATTGGCCGCCTTTATAGATTGCCGCACAGTCAATGATATCGGCGGTCTTGCTGCGGCCATTGGCCGAAAACGACACCTGTTGATCATCGTAGCTAATGGGCAAGGCATCGATGAAACCAGTGCACACCAAGTCATTCCCAATGAGTACTTCAGCCAACGCGCCCTGCTTGACCACCCCAACAAAGTTGGGCAAGCCCTGATTCGATAGCTCACGCTTCAGCGTTAAGCTGAAGTCACGCGCCACGCGCTCAATGCCAGCACCAATGCGCACCCCCGTCCAACCCTCATACCGACTACCGCCAACCCTCAGCGTGACTTGGTTTTCAGGTTCGATCATGTCGACAACACTTTTAGTGGTTTAACCGGCACAAAGCCGGGATGCTTAATGCCATTGCGCGCCACCAGTTCATCGGCGCGACTGGCGTCATCTTGCCATCGAGCAGCCAGCACAACAGCGGGCAATACCTCAGTTGGCGTTAGCGTGACCAGTCGAGGCGCTTGGCTAGCTCGATCACCTAAATCGGCATGTGCCGCCAATCTGACTTCTTCAAGCCGCAAAAATAACGAATCGTCATTTGAGCGAATGCCCTCACGATCCAGAACAGCGCCGAGCTCATCACGCAGTGCAAGCAATTCTGCATTACCGACGACCAGTACTGGCGCGGCATTCACAGTCGCATCCACCGATGGACGACTCACAATCTTGATGGGCGGCGTGCTTGGAATAGTTGCCGTTAAGCGCAACGCTTCCGCAATCGCAGACTGGCGCAAATAGGCCGACACGGCATTTTGATTACCGGTTACCTGCCGTGCGGAGTCAGATTGGTTTTGCCAAAGACCCAATGGCCTGAGCAGTGCATCTTGCGAAAACGACAACAGGGATCGGATCTGTGATTGCAGCTGCAGCGGCTTATCAGCAAAGTCGGTGAGCTGCCCCCAGAGTGATGACACCGCAGAGGTAAATTGCTCCAACTGGCTTTGCGGCCCTAACCACTCGCCCACCTGCCCTTGAATAAAAGTAAGTGGCGCTTCCAACACCTGCCCCACAGCCGCTAAGTTTTCACCCAACCGTCCGAGTAGCGTTGTCACACTAGCCACCGAACCCTCAGCAACAAAATCAGGCCAACCTGCCACTTCGTAAGCATCCGCAAAGCTTGCGGCGGCGGCTGATTCCAGCGCATCGGCCTGCGTTAAAAGCGCTTGAGCTGTGTCACGCCCACGCGTGGGATAACGCTGCTCGCCAGACTCAACGAATGACATGGAAATAATGCAGTAACCACCATCATCCCACCGGTGATTAACGTTGCACTCACCATCAACATCGACCTGCAGCGAGCCAAACCACGGGTGCACCAAAGTGCCAGAGCCACCCTCTTCCAACGCAGTTAATAAACGGTCGCGCAGCTCCATGTAATCGTCACCGATCAGGAACGCTTCGAGCGAGTATTGACGCGCTGAACGGCCTAAATCTTCCCGAAAGGGGACATCACGACCGGGGTATTGATTGGTTTGCCCGCGACGGCCAAAGCGATCACTTGAGGCCTCTACCTCAAAAGTCACCCCACGAAAGGAGGCAGGCAATAACCGCTCACGCCAGCTCATGCGCCTTGCCACGCAAACGGGCTATAGCCGACATTAGGCATGACACGAACACCTGGCTGCGAAGTTTTAGCAGGCGCTACGCGCATGCCAGCTGGCGCGTTTTCAAAGCGCACATCGAGCTGGCCATTGAGCTGTTGCCGACCGGCTTGGGCTTGTTGCTGCACGAGCGATGGACGAGCTCCACCATTACGACCCGAGGGTGCAGCACCAATAGCGACCGTGCCTGAAATCGATTTGCCTGATGAAAAGAAGTTCATCAGCGGCTCGACATAGGGGCGAATGCGCTCCCACATGCCTTTGAACCAACCGACAATTGGCTCCCAGTTTTTAATGATGATGCCTAAAGGGCTGTAGCTGAAAAAGGCATCTTTCAAATACCCCCACAGCTCAGAAAAAATCGCCTTAGTTTTCTCCGCAAAGCCAACAAAGAACGTTTTAATTTTGTCCCAATTGGCAATAATCAGAGCCGCACCAATAACCATCACGCGGATAAAAATACCCAAAGGCGACAGCGTCATTAATCCAGACAGAACCTTCATGGCAAAACCAGCACCTAACGCCGCCAATTTGAATGCCGTGAGACCTATTGCCGCCGCAGCTAGCCCACGAATAAGTCCAGGATTTTCTTTTGTTAGCACTTGCAGCTTTTCGGACATGACGCCCAAAAGCTCAGTCAAAGACTTCAACTCAGGCCCAATCGCTGCACCAAAGCCAACAAGCGCATTGGTAAACGTGCCACTCGCCGCATCCCATAAGTTCGCTAATGTGCCAAGCTGCTTATCAACACGCTCCTGCAAACTAGCCTGCGCCGCCAGTCTTTCTTGCACATCACGATAACCATCAATACCTTTATCAATCATCACCGAAACCACTTCGATGGTATCGGAATCATCGCCAAAAAGAGTTTTCAAAAGATTTGATCTCTTTTCAGTATTCAGCGATTTGATTTTATTAAGTTGACTGAACATGTTTTGTAAACCACCAAACTCCCCTTTACCATCAGTGAAGTTCAAACCAAGCCCACTAGTACGGTTAACTTTGGCTACTTTTTTGGTATCAAAACCAGATTGGACAATCTTACGAATAGCGTTACCCGCCGACTCTCCTTTCTTACCCGCCTGATCCATCATTACCACAAGCGGCGCCATAGCTTGAGCGCCATCAAGACCCTTTCTTTTAATCATGTCGAGAACAGGGCCAAGCTTCGTAAAAGCCGCCAACATGTTGTTGTCTTCCACACCTAAGTAAAATGTTCGCTGAATAACGTCCATTAAACCCAGCATGTCGCCACTAACGGTTTTCGTAGCATCTTGCATTTTTGCGGCAAACTCAGCCGCCCCCGCAGGAGACTTCTTGAGCTGAACAGCCAAATAAGCAGAAGCCTGCCCCACACCACTTAAAATATTCTGAACAGGCACGCCTTGCTGAACTAGCGTCGACATCATGTCCTGAAAGTCTGCGGTGGTACCGGGCAACTTATTACCCAAATTTACGGCCAGCTCACTAATCTTTTTGAACTCTGGCGCTACCCGGCCACCAGCCTTCATCATCGCCACTTCAAGCCCTACCGCGGCATTTTCAGCCTCAGCAAAAGATTTAGCTGCAATACCAATACCTAAACCAACGGTAGCGGCCATTGGCAACGCGCCATCTGAAGCACTGCGCATATCACGACGAAATGAACCCAATTTGGCGCGTAATTCTTTAAGCTTTGGCGACAGCTTATCGACGCCCAGAATGACGGCTTTTAATTGATATGATTTCGACATGATAGCCTCAGGGATTCATCAATTCAGATATTCGCCACCCTTGCCGCTCCAATTCACAGAAGCGATCAAGGGGTAGCTGTTCAACAGTGAGCGGCGACTGTCGCCAAAAATAGGCGACCTCGTGGATGCGATTGCTTAGCTCTTCGGTGGTGCAGCCGCCGAGTTCATAAAAAAACTAGTCACCACCCATGCCAAATCATGAAGATCCGTAGGGTCTAATTGATTGACCGTAGAGGCCGGAACACCCGCCAAGGCAGAGATATATTTCATGACTACGGCCATTTTGAAATCTGGCGACTCGCCAACGGCCACATAGGGAATCCCCAACCGGCCAACCTGCTCCGCCGTAGGGCGCGCTAATTCAAGCGTTGTTAGCGTTTCATCGTGCGCCTCAACAGCAACAGCCAATGTGTAAATATGCTTATTCATTGCCACTTCCCCTTACTGCCATTGAACTCAAGTTCGGTACTGCCTTCATCCGCGCTCAAGGCAGGCTCACCCACCAAAACGGCGCCAGACAACACATAGCTGAAGCCGTTGGCAAAATCGGCCGTAACGACCATCTCAGTGCCACTTTGGAGTTTTTCCAAAGGAAAGCCAGGTGGCACAAAAAACGATCCCTTAATGTATTTCATGCGTTCAGTTTCTTTGAAGCCGGCAACACCTGCCGACCCCATTTTGGTTTCGCGAGTGGTATCGGTCAGCGGGGCTTCCATGCTGCCCTCTAACTCAAGTTGTTGACCATCCACTTTGACAAACGCCGTGCCTGCAATGCGCTTCATAATATTGACTCCTCGTTAGGTCAGAGAGATCAGGCGTTAGCCGGATACTGCAGACGGAATTGATTAAGCAGCGCAAAAACGCGCAGCTGATTAACGTAGTCGGGAGGGAAAAGCACATTGACTCGATTGCTGTCGCCATCGCGCTCAACGACCAAATACTTCGCGAACAGGTCAAGGTTTTCACAGATGCCTAAGTCGACTAAATCGCTGTAGGCAGCGATCAGCTCAGCCCGAATAGTCTTTGGCGTGACGATGCCCGAACCATCAAAACGAATGCCGTCATCGGCCAGTTTGCAGCGGCCATATTTGCTCAAGATTCGATTGCGCAAATTACGCAGCACATAGGCAGACGTGTGCAGAGTTTCGGAGTCTAAGTAGCTATTGTCCGGCTGGTTGTAGGCATTCTTTTGGTAGGTGGTAATGGCGCGCTCAATGCGCAACACACCAACCGATGCCGAAGCCGTTGCAATGCCTTTGGTCAGCAGCACTTGGCGCTCAGTGAGCCCAAAACGCTTGCCAGCTCGCGGCACCAATAGGCCATCTAGATCGCCGGTTTGCGTTGGGCGCGCCGGATCAATGCGTAAAAACACCGCATTGCGAGCGGCGTATGCAGTCGACTGCTCCCAAACAGGCATTGGGCAATCATCTTCATAGCCCCATACCGTTGCATGCTGGTCATTGCGCGTGATGCCAAATGCCGACAACGTTGACAATGTGCCACGTAGGGCGCCATAGACATGACCATAGACTTGGCGTGACCACGACCAACGGCCTGCGGTATCACCCATCTCTGTTTGAAACACATCCATGCTTGCCGTGTCTGAAAATGGCTGAACAATGAAGTCATAGGGCTCATCGCCCATGGCTGGAATAGTGCCAGTTAAATCAGGCGTGCCAGCACCGCCGGTAAGCGCAGTGATAGTCAGAGTCACACCAGTTGGCGTAATTTCACCACCCAGTGCACCGCGATAATTTTCAACGACTTTAATGTCATTGCCGGTGAGGCCTTTCCAAAGACAGGTCAATGTCACGACAGCATTTTCGACCGTCGCCGAAACTGGCAAATTAATGGCAGTCGTCACAGCCGCAGTAATGGCAGCAGCAATAGCGTTTGCAGAGTCAGCCAACGCAACAGCTACTTGTAAGCGCTGACCCGCAATATAGAGCGTTATAACACCGGCCGTGGCAGCAGGGCCAGTCACTGTGATGGTGCCAGTGGCAGCGGTACCCGCCGCAATGTCAGGCACAGCGATATACCAAATCTCACCGAATGGATCGATCGCACGTGCACGGCCAATCATCGCCGCCAACATAGAACCACGACCCACTTGTTGAATGGCCTGATCGGCACCACCCACCAATGTTGGCGTATTCACCGCCGAAAAAGCAGCGGCAAGCTTGCTGCCAATTAGTAGCAAGGGCTGAGAATTGCTCGCGGAATTTGCACGAGAGTTATCCATCTCGGCATAAAACAACGGCACTCGGACATCGGATGGAATGTTATTAAACGACACGGCGGAGGTCATGGCTTGGTAGCTCCTTTGGTTTTTTGGACAGCGGCCAAGCACTGAACGACGTCACCATCGCGCAAGCGGCTTAACCAGTACTGTGTTGCTTCAACTTGCCGCCCTTCAGGCAGCAGAAGGCCGCCGCGCTCGATATCCGGCACGGTGCGACCCTTTACGGGTTTAATGAACATGGAAAGCCTCAGGTTTGCGGAGGATCTAGATTTATTTGAAACTCAATGGTGCCGTCTGGCTCATGCGAGCCCGGCTGTCCCGGCTGATCGGTTTGAATGAAATCGACACCGATATCGGCCCCCTCGAATGGTGGCAAGGCTTCAGCATCGGCACCCAAGCGAGTTAGGTCAGCCGTGATGCGCATGCCAGCCGAGAAGTCGAACTGGTAAAACAGGCGCGATCTATCCATTTTGAGCAATGAGCCGCCCTCGTAGACCACACCGTCATAATCTTCAGCAGGCTCCCAACCCAACAAGCAGCGCCAGAGCTGAGCCCTGAAGCTATTGTGAATTTGCGCTGAACTGCTTTGCCCGCGCTCATCGGGCTCATTGGAGAGCACAACGACTACCGCGAATGAATCTTGCACATCTTGCAGATAACCAGACTGAGACAGCTGTTGTCCTGGAGCATCATCGAGCGGCATAACGAAAGCACAGGGAAGCGCTAAGTTCGCGGTTTGATCCAACCCTTTAAACTGAGCTGCACCGGCAACGCGGCCAGCAAATAATGGGCAGCGGGCGCGAATTTCGGCAATGACTGTCTCGAAATTCATATCAGCTCTCTTCTATCGACTGGGTCATGCCAACGAATATTTCACGCTGGATGTAACTGCTTTCTAATTCTGCAGCCTCAATAACATAGTTTTTACGCGCCGCAAGCGTGCCGCCACGCTTTCGATCTTTAGCGCCGTAATTCAAAAATGCCGGATAAAAATCATCCATGCCGGCCGTTTTGTCGGGCCGCACGATGACCATAAGACCGGGACGACTCACCTTGTAATTGACCGCCTTGCGAAGCTCGCCAGACAACGACCCCGGATAATTGCCCGCTTCAGAGATTGCTTTTCGAGAAACCATCTTCCGTGCTCGCGCTCGAATGGTTCGCCCGATGCGGCCCATAGCTTTGCGCATAGGGCGCCGTCGAAAATCGACAAACCCAAAATTACTGCCAAATGTTATGTCGTAACTGATCAGCGACGCGACACTTCCAGACGTTGCCCCACTCATTGCACTTGCCCTAAAAGCTCGCACTCAAGCCACGTCCAGCGCTTAGCACCCGTTGAGTGCTTAACGCGCAGAATGCGGTATCGCCACCCGCCCGACTCCAGCACTTGCTGCCCCGTGATGGGCTCCAGATAGCGCATGACCACCAAGTGAGTGACACCGGTATCGAGCTGCTTGCTGCCCCAATACGTGGCGGCACTGGCAGCAATGATCTTGGCCCAGCGCTTGAGCGGTTCACCGAAAATAGAATCAATGGCAGCGAAACCGGTCGCCTCATCATGCCAATCACGCACACTTACTCGCGTGCGCAAATCACCCGCCGTTGGCTCACGCATTAGGCCACCCAAGGCACAATGTGAGACGCCAATAGCGACTCAACAGCAAACGGCACGGGCATCATGCCATCACCAGATGACACCTCGGACACCGCTTCACGATGCTCAAACCAGTGCGCAGCCAGCATGAGAATGGCGTGACGAATAGGTGCAGGCACATCAGCCGCCGTTTCCCAACCCGAGCGATAGGTAATTTGCACCGCGCCCACCGCAGACGCCACGGATGGCCAGACATGACCAAGCTGAGGCGTTAATCGCGGCACCAATGCGCCACCAGAAACCAAACGCCAGTCACTCGCGGTGAGCGATTGCTCGACACCCGAGGGCGCAATGTAGGTAATCGATAGCACCTCAGCCACAGGGCTGCGTGGCAGCTTAATCACCGGACTACTCACCGGAAACGCATCAAGCGTAAGCAGCCATGTTTGGCGCAAAAGACTGCGGCCGATTACGAACTCAACGTGCTCAGTTGCCATTGCAATTAAGCGATCCAGAAAAGTAGCCTGATCAGCTACATCATCTTCATCGATGCGCGACTGTTCGATCAGCTCATTCCTTGTCACTGGCTGAGTGAGGGCGCGTTCAATTCGCTCAAGATGCATGATTAGACCAGTAAATCTTTAGATTCAGGCGCGACATCAGCGGCGTCTTTTTCAGCAGCCTCTAGTGCTGCGGCATCAGCTGCCGCAACTTCAGCCAAACGCACTTCTTCCAAACGCTTTGCCTCTTCAGCTTCTGCTTTAGCAGAGGCCTTGGCATCGAATGTTTTTGAGTCGTGAGTGACAACAATTGCATCTAATTCATTTAGGCAGTATTCAACCGCCGCTTTTGAGTCATCCGCCACGCCATCTTTTACAAACGGCTTAACAATGGCAGCCTCAATATTGACCACTTGGTTGACGCGATAAAATGCACCGTCGATTTCACCGGCAAGCAAAATACGTACTTTCTTTAAAGCCATGATCTATCTCCGACAGAGTGGCAGCATTAGCCACCACCCTGTCATCAGCAGTAACCAGATTAAGTAGCGCTGTGCTGGTAAGTCTTAATGGCACCGGTATCCATCAAGTTGCCACCGGCACGCATGAAGGCCATGAAGCCGACTTGACCTTTCGAGGAGAATGCCGAGTCAGTAAAGCGCAGCATGCTGACCTGCATCACATCGCGGATCATGTACTTCGAGAAGTCACCAAACGCGATGGTTTTCGCGCTAGCAGCAGGCACCGCCATCTGGTTGTTGATGGCAACTGGCTGACCTAGCAACAAGTCGCCATTACCGGCCGAAGCACCCAGATCATAGTTAGGAGTCCAAATAGGACGACCAGATCGGAAGAGCACACGTCTGAACTCCAGT